CAGGCGCGCGATTCGGTGCTCGAACACGCCTTGGCGGTACAGCTGCTCGGCACGCGTGATGCCGAACACCTGGTTGACCTGTTTGCTGGGTTCTGGCGCGTTGAACGCAGCGGGACCCGTTGCGGTGTCGGGGTCTTCGACGTCGAGCACGTCGCCGACGTAGTTCTTTTCGGCGTTCAGGTACTGGTACGCCAGCACGTGCGGCCGCTGTTTCGTCGGCAGCCACTCGACGCGCATGTCGCGGATCATCGGCGCGCTGATCAACTGCGTGGCGTCGCGGGTGCCGACGGCAAACGGGGTGCCGCTGCCGTGGCTGTCGCGGTACCGGTAGACCACCGACACCGTGTTGCCACGCAGGAAGATCGACGCAGCGCCAGCGCTGGCGATCATCTGCAGCGTTTCCCATGCCGGTTTTTGCCGGTCGAGCACGCCGTCGAACGCGTAACGCGGACCCTCAGACCAGCCGGCCGGGATTTCGTCGCAGTAGACTGCCCAGCGGCCAAACGCCTCGAGGTCGATCTGCGTTTCGGCGATCAGGGAACCGAGGCCCCACGGCGCCAGCAGGAACTCGACGGCCAGCCATGCCGGGTTTTGCCCGATCGGGTGGTCGTAGATGTTCCACGGTGCCAGCAGCGGCCGCTGCCAGCCGTAGTCTGACCAGCCGCTGTTCGGGTCCCACGCGCGCACCCGGATGCCCTGCACCCGCAGCTTGAACTCGGGCAGACCAACCTGGCCGCTGCTGTTCGCATCGACCGACAGCCCGACCAGGCCGATGCGTGGATAGGCGAACGCGTTTCCGGTTGCCCACTCGACGTTCCGCAGCAGGCACGGGCTGGCCGGTGCGAACGAACCGTCGCCGTTGTTGCTGCCGAGCCAGGTATTGTTTGCCGCCAGCGAAACCTCGATCGGGCCCGAAACCGTTTGGCTGGCCGGCAGCAGGTTTAGCCGCCACTCGCGGGCTGTCGGCCGCAGAAACGCCACGCTCTGGCTGTTGTTCGGCCCTGTGCGCGTGAACCGCAGTAGCGGCACCACCTGGCCGGCGTCGTCGTAAAACGGACGCCACGCCGACTCACCGACCGGTCGCCATTCGACCAGGTACGACGCCGGGTCGGCGATGATTTGGCCCGACCCGGTGTTGCCACCTTGCACCGATCCGAACAACCCCTGCGGCGCGAACAGGATCAGCGACACGCTTTGGATGGGCGCAACGTCCAGAATGGTGTACGTCGCGCGGCCGGTGTTGGGGTACTGCGGCAGCGAAATGTCGGGCGCGTCGATCACTGACGAACCGATGAACGGTGCAGGTAGTGGCGACTGGTCTAGTTCGCCACCGCGGTACCAGACACGGATGCCCGGCGTGGCCGCGTCGGCTTCGTACGTGTTGCCGTTCACCCGCACGTTGCTCGGAATCGGCGGGCCGGGGTTCGGGTCGCCGGGGCTGCCGCCCATTCCGTCCACTTCGCCGAAATCACCACCGACAACGCCACCGACCGATTCGATGCGGCCCTCGGACAGCGCCAGGATGAACTGCCCTTTCTCGGTCGACTCGCCGATGAAACTGGCACCGCCGGCGCTGTTGTTCTGCAGCACCAGGTCGACCTGCAGCCGCGCGTCGATCACCTGGCCGCCGACGTCGTGTTCGCCGAGCACTATCGGGATGATGTACCCCTGCCCGTACGTGGTGCGGATGCCTGCGAACCCGTACGTGGGAGACCTGGCGTCGTCGGTTTCCTGGCCGACGCCCTCGGGTTCGGGCTTGGGGATCAGTGCGTTGAGCGCCAGCGACACGCCCACGGCCAGAATCAGGTTCACGATCAACTGTCCGGCCGTAGCGGCTGCGTCCAGCGTCGGCATCACGATCACGTCGACATCGTCGGGCAGCGAAAGCGCCGCCTCGGCCTGCGTCAGCTTGCGACCGCTCAAGCCGATGTCGACGCCGACCCCTTGCCATTCCTCGGGCCAGTGATCGACCAGCAGCTCGAGTGCCGACTGCCCACGCCATTCGACGTTCAGCGACTCGACCTGGCCCGTGCCGATCACTCCGCGTTTTAGATGTAGCCGGATCACGTGCACAGCTCCCAAGTTTGCGAGACCACCGAACGCATGTGGCGCCAGTCTACGGACACCACGCCGGTGGTCGGCCTCGAGGTCCAGAACCTGCCGCCGATGACGACACCCACGCCGGCGTTTACGTGCGACGGTTCGCAGATACTGCTGCGCCCGGGTTCGGTCACGCCGACCAGGCCGTCGGCTGCCACCGCCGGCACCGGGTCGACCTGGTGCCAGCCAGGCGGGAACCCGCTCGAGGCCAGCGCCGCGGCGCAGCCACCGCTGCGCCACAGGCTTTCCATGCGTTCCCAGGGCGCCGGCAGCAGGTCGTCGGCGACTCCCAGCATCGACAGCAGCACGCGCGTCGTGCCGAGGCAATCCAGGCCTTCCGACGGGTCACGGCCGCCGAGCAGGTAAGGCACGCCGAGCAGCTGCGCCGGGCTGTTCATGGTGCGCGCTCCGTCGGTACGCCGCGGAACCCGCCGAACCGTTTCGGGTGCAGCCTCGGGATGCGGCGCGCGTCCTCGTCGTCACCCCTGGCGATGCACTCGGGAATCGTTTTGTTGCAGGTCGTGAACGCGGCCGCTTCGTTGATTGGGTAACCGCATTCGGGGCCACCGAACACCCAGCGGCACAGCTGCGGGTTGTACCGGTCGGTCGGCACGCGCCGCAGGAACGGCGACGGCAGCTCGAGCCGAAACGACACCTGCTGCGCGTCGGCCTCGGCGCTGGCGATCTGCCAAACCAGGGTAGCCTCGGGATGCGTCAACGGGTTGTTGGCGTTCACCAGGCGCGACGTTGCCTGGTTCCCGATGAACCCGTCGGCCTGGTCTAGGTAGGGCATCAACCACCGGCCAGCGTTGTCGAAACTCAACGTGAGCGACGGCAGGTCGCCGTCGGCGTTCGCCTGGATCGGCGATTGAGCGATCGGGTACGGGTAGTACGTGCCGCCACCGATCACGATTTCGTCGTCGGCCGCGACGACGCGCAGCACGGTGCTCGGCGTCGGGCCCTCGTTCACCTCCACCTGGATTTCCCACGCCCACAGCAGCGGGTCTGACGGGTAAGGGTTCTGGGATGCGGTCGCCAGGTCGGTCGGCAGGTTGACGGCCATTCACGCGCCCCCCGTAAACACCAGCTCGAACACGCGCACCGATAGGCCGTAGGTCAAGCTCGAATCGCTCGAGGTCGTCGGCCGGTCGGTCACGATGAACGCCGTGGCCACCTGGCCCGGTGGCGTCCAGGCGAACGTGACGTTTACGCGCAGGAACTCGAGCAGCTGGTCGCGTTCGGATGCCGACAGCCCCACGAACTGCAGCTGCAGCGACCGGCGCGCCTGCGCAAACCGTGGCAGGTTCCACCGGTAGCCGGTGTCGCCTTGGAACGTGTGGGCCGGAACGTCCTGCACCTCGGCAATCTGCGCCTGCGGTTCGAACGGCAGCACCTCGAGCGACCCGACGTCGGGCGATTCGCGGCCCGGCACCAGCGCCACGATCGGCGACGGCGTTACGGCCGGCAGCCCGAACGTCGACGGATCGTTTTCGAGGCCGAGGCCGACGGCGCGAAACTGCGAACCCGAACGCGGCGCGCCGGGAATGGATGCGATGCCGGACGCGAACAGGATTTCGAACGCAGCGTCGCCGGCCAGGTCGCGCCCCTCGACGTAAGCCTGAAACGGTGTCGACTCCGGGCCGTACCGTTTCACGTGATTTTTCGCCGGGATCGACACCACCGGCGAACCGTCGGTGCCGGTGATGAAATGCCGCCACGACTGGAACGCCGGCGCAGCGTTCGCGGCGCGTGCCTGCGTCAGCAGCACGTATTTCGTCGGGTTCACCGGCGTGGTTTCGAACCGCAGGCCGGGCACGCCCACCGGCGCGAACAGGTCGTCGATCGTCTGGCCGAACTGGCTGTAGTCGTCGTCTACCTTGACGTTGTAGAAGTCGTCTACGCCCAGCGCGTCGCGGATGCGAACCGCAAACCAGTTGGCGCGCTTCACGGCCGTGTGGAACTGCGGGTTGCCGGCCGTGCCGGCCTGGTACCCGTCGCGGCCTTGCCATCCCAGCAGGTCGAACGTCGCGCCGCGCTTGTACGTCGTAAACCCGCCCTGAATCAACTGGCGCTGGTTGTCGAGCCACGCCGGTGCGCCGGCCGCTTGCTCGACCCCATCCATGCCGAGGAAGTCGCGGAAATCCTCGGTAGTGCCGCCACCGGTGGCGCCGTCCGACTGGAACAGCACCAGGGCGGGCCCGCTCTGCGCCTGGTACGGCCGGTAAGTCCACGAGTGAAACACCAGCCACGTTTCGTCGACCACGGCGCCGCCAGGCCTGAACCCGAAGTCGAGCACGCGATAATTAGGCGGTGGCGTCAACGCCTGCGGCTGCCGCGGCGCGTACTCGGCAGCGTCGTACGGCACCGACTCGTCGTCGAGCGTGGCCAGGTCGAACGTCAGCACAGTGACGTCGGCAATCTCGAACGACCCACCTTGCCGACCGTCGCCGTTGTCGATCAACCGCCCGACGATCGCCAGCTGATCGGCCACCTTCCACGCGTCGCCCCACTGCGGGTGCTGGTCGAGGGTCAGCGACGAATCGAGAATCTGCACGATCTGCACCGGGTACGCGTCCTCGCCACCGTTGGGGGACAAGTGTCCGACGCTGCTGTCGTTCAGGCGTATGCGTAGGCGCTCCCGGCCGTCGGTTTGTGTGATGTTGCCCGACCCGTCGAGCGATGCCATGCACAGTTCCACCTGGTGCCGGCTGGTGTTGGGGTTCCACGCAAACGAACCGACGCTGGCGTGAATCACGAACGCCAGGCGGCCGCCGACCTGCGTGTGCTCGATCGGCACGCGGTGGCAGATCGTCCAGTCGTAGGCGTTGACGCGCTGCACCTGGCCGACCCCCGACGACATACGCGCCAGCTGCGCCATCAAGTCACCTGCCTGACTGCACGGCGCGACGCGGTCGACGTTTCGAGGCCGTTCTGCTGCACCGACAGCAGCAGGCCACGGTTTTCGAGCAGCCAGCGGCTGGTGTCTTTGCTGTCGACCGTCTGCACCACGATCGTGAGACCACCACCGCCACCACCTTGCATATCGACAGGGATTCGCCGGCCGTCAGGCAACGGCACGAACGCTTCGGCACCGCGGCCCTCGCCGAACACGGCGACCTGTGGCGACCTGGCGATGCCGCCCTGCGCGTACTCGTTCACCGGCAAGGTTTCCGGCCGGCGCATGCGTCCCATCATCACGCCACCCGTTTCGAACGTCAGGCCGACAGCAGACAGCGACCGCAGGATCAGGGCGCGCGTGATCAACTGCGACAGCTGGCGCAGCGTGGCCTCGGCAAACTCGTTGAACGCTTCGCGCGCGTCGCCGGCGCCGGTGGCCACGTCGACCAGCGCGTCGCTCAGTGCGTTCACGCCGTTGTTGATCAGTGACGTGGCCGCTTCCTGGCCGATTTTCGTCATGTCGAGCAGCGCCGCCGCGGCCTGCTGCGCGCCATCCGCGAACCCTTGCGCGAAGTCACCTCGAGCGCGTGCCGTGGCGCGTTCGGTGGCCTGCTCGACACCCTCGAGCGCCTGCGCCAGCTGCTCGGCGCTTATGCGTCCGTCGTCGAACGCCTGCTCGAACCCGAGGCGCTGCAGTTCGCCGTTGATCTCGGCCAGCCTGGTGCGCACCGCCTGCGTCTGCACGTCGAGGCCGAGCACCTGCTGCTCGAATCCGAGGCTTTGCTGCTCGATCGTGCGACCGATGCGTGCCTGCTCGCGTTCGGCAGCCGCGCCAAGATCCTCGAACGCCTGCGCCAGTTCCTGCGCGCCGATCCGGCCCGACTCGAAAAACTCGAGCGCCTGGTTTCCAGTCGACAGCAGCTGCAGCTCGGCGTTCGTGGCTGCCAGCGCGCGCTGCACGTCCTCAGTCGCCGGCAGGACACTCAGCAGCGTACGCTGCAGGTTCAGGAACCGGGTGCCCTCAGCGGCCTGGCCACGTATGTCGCCCTGCGACGCAGCGCCACCGCCGCCGGCGTCCTCGAACGCCTTACGGAACGCGTCGCCAGCCGCCGCGCCGGCCTCGGCTGCCGCCGATTCGCCGGTCGGCGTAGCCGCCTCGACAAGCTGTTCGATCGCGTCGGCGAATCTCTGCCGGGCTTGCCGCAGCTGCCCGCTCAACCCGTCGCCGATCACCTGCAACAGTTCCTGGCGCCGTTCGGCCAGGCCGAGTTCCGCCTGCGAAACTGTCGCCAGGAACTCGGCCTCGGCACGCTGCAGCGCTTGCTGGCGCTCGAGCCGGATGGCCGACCGGTCGGCCGGATCACGTGCCTGCGCCATGGCGGTCGCGAACGGTTCAACGGCTGCCCGTGCCGCGGCATCGCGCCGGCGAATGAACTCTGCCAGCTGCTGTTCGACTTCTCTCAGTTCCCGTTCGAGGTCGGACGAATCGAACAGCGACACGCCCGGGATGCGTTCCAGCGTGTCGATGAACTCGATCACTGCGTCGGCCATCAAGTCCAACACGCCGATGAACCCGCGGCCGAGGTCGCGGAAAACCGCGACGATGCGGTCGCGGTTGTCACTAACGGTTTTCGCCAGCTGCGTGAACACGGCCGAAATGCCCGGCGCCACCTCGAGGAACAGCGCCTCTCCGACACCGCGCAGCGACGTGCGGAACCTGGCCAACGCGTCGTTGAACGCAGCGGCACGGTTCAGGCTGTCGCGGTCGAACACCACGCCGAGCCGTTCGGCTTCCTCGGCCAGTTCGCGGATCGCAGCCGACCCGCCGGCCAGCAGCGGGCCCAGACGCGAACCGCTGCGCCCGAACACGGTCAGCAGCGCGTTGTTTCTCTCGGTGGCGCTGCCGACCTGCTCGAAACCGTCGGCGACATCGGCCAGCAGGTCGATCAAGTCGATGCGCTGCAGGTCGGCCAGTTCCTCGAGGTTCAGGCCGAGTTCGCGGAACGCGTCGGCCTGCGCCAGGCTGCCGCGGCGCGCGGCCTCGAGGTTGCGCGAGAAGATCGCCAGCGCGCTGCTGATTTCCGTGAACGCCACCGCGTTCAGCTCGCCGACAAACCGCAGCGCCGACAGCGATTCGGTGGTCGCCTGCAGCCGGTCGGCGGTCTTCACCACTTCGTCGAGGTCGTCGGCGATGCCCTGGAACAGCCCGAACGTGCGCCGCACCGCGACCACCGCGACGAACCCCAGCACCAGGTTTTTCGCGCTCAGGATCTTGGACGCCACGCCGTCGATCGCTTTGCCGGCCAGGCGCAGCGGTGCGGTGATGCCTTTGCCGAACTTGACGAACGCAGCCTGCGTTTTCCCGACCTGCGCGCGAACCTTCGTCAGGCCTTGCGACATTCGGTCGCGAAACTGCCCGGTGATGCGCAGTTCGCGGTTTTCACTGGTCGCCATGGATCACCGCCGTTTCGACTTCCGTTTCGATTCGCGCTCGAGCTTGTCGCGCTCGAGGCGCTGGTACTCGGCCCGTTCCTGCAGTGCGATCACGGCCGCGTCGTACCACGGCGCCGCCTGCTCGGCCCAACCGCCGGACATCGGCAGCACGCCGAGGTCGAGCAGCGCCAGGCTGTCGCAAACCTGCAGCGCTGCACCCGACACCTGCGACCACGGGCAGCGCTGCAGGTCGACGCGCCCGGTGCCCTTGCAGGTCGGACAGTTCGGCCGTGGCTGCCGGCTGTCGCACGTCCAACAGTCCAGCTCGAGAAACACCTGCTCGACCTCGGCGTCGCAGCCCCAACGGGCACGCAGCTCGAGGCGCGCGGCGCGCTCGCTGGTCGTTTCGCCCGGTGGTGCGGTGCATAGCTTGCAGGTCTGCTCTAGGTGTTTGGTTACGCCGCCGAACCGCAGCCCGGCGGCCAGCGTCAGTTTCCCCGGTCAGCGTCCGACAGTCCCGACACCTCGAGCACCTTGCTGGCCAGCTCGGCGATCGTGTCCAGCGCCAGCACGTCGAACGCGGCGTCGGTGATGTAGGAACCGATCGACCCGCCGATCGTCTGGCGGCTGGTCTTGTACGCCACCTCGGTGCCGTCGGCGGTGCACAGCTTGCGCCAGCCACGCAGCGAAGCCCTGGCGGCCAGAATCAGCGCCTGCACTTCCCTGCTGCCGCCGATGTCGGCGACGACTTGCTGCCGCTGGCTTACCGTCAGGGGCGCCAGGTCGAACTCGGTCTGCTGTTCGGGTGGAAGCTCGAGGTCG